TTTTGATTTATTACAATATCTTGTTGTATTTGTGAAGTTTTTTCGACTTCAGCAAAAGTGTTTTCTTCCTCTTCTTTAGAAGAAGTTACGGTTTTTTCTGTTGCTAATCCTTTCACATCCGCAGCAGGGGTTTCTGTTAGACCTATACCCAAAGGAACAACGTCGCCAACGACTTTTCTGTATATGAATTTTCCATCTTCAGTTCTGCCTTCTCCCCCAAGAGCTTTTAGTTTACCCTCAAGAGCTTCGATTTCTTTTTCGTCATCAACAACAGTGCCATTTTCTATGTTCTTATCGTTTCCTTCTAAAATCACCAAATTATAATCAGTAAAACCTAATTCCCAACTTGCGCTTACTTTCATATAACTATCGCTACTAGGATCAGCTGAGTCCTCTATTAATTCAGAAATCCCCTTGTTAACCATCTTCCAGATAACACCTCCGAGAGTTACGTTAAAAGGTCCTTCCAGCTTGGATACTTCCTCTTCTGTAAGCGGCGTATCTGTACCAAATTCGGAAAAACCAGCTGTTAAAATTGTACCAATAACTTTTTCTCTATTGTGCTCTATGTTAATAGGTTTATTTTTAAAATCTTGATAAAAGGATAAAGCTGTTTCCGTGTCAACAACATCACCATTTCTATTTACTCTATTAGCAACAAAAGCATTGAAGGCTACGGGAAGCAAATCAACATGCTTGTCAACGTCTACGTCAGGAAGAAATTTAGCTACCTCAATCATAGAAGCTAATGCTAAATACTTATCTCTCTCCTCTGAAACAACCGGTTTAATTTCAGAACTAAAAACTGTAGTATATTTTAATTTATCTTTCATATTTGAACCTTAATCAATTACCTCATCAAGCCAATCTGCTCTTTGGGCTCTTATTTCCTCTTCGGTTTCAAGATATAGATCATCAACATCTCTATAATCATAATCATTCAAGCGATGCTTTCTTATATCGTCTTCTGCCAAAATAAAATCTTCTTCGTCTGGATAAAAGTTAGGAGACATATCTAAATCTCTATCATCAATCAAGCTCGCTTCCGTTGAGCGATAGCTGTTTGTAATTTTTCCTTCTCCTACTATTTTCAAAAACATGTTAACTCTAGCTAAAGCCATCTTATTGACAGAAAAATCTTTCTCGTCAGAATAAGCGCTCCTCCCAATGTCAGTTGAAATCTCCGAGTTCCATGTTCCCTTATAAACATCCCTGAGTTGAGAGAAGGTGACTTTTCTTGGGTAATTTTCGTTGTGGTTTTTACACTTCTCTTCTAGGATTGCTACGATTTTGTTAGAAAGTTCTATAGTTAAGGAATCTTTAATCTCTTCAACTTTAATCTCCCTGACTTTCGTTAAGTCAATAGCTTCGCTCTCATTTTGAAACTTGATACCACTCGAAGATAAATCTACGGCCAGCTCCTGCATTTTTGTAAACGAAGACATATTAAATTACCTAAATAATTATACACTTATTTTTAAAAAACTTATAAAAAAAATAAAAACCCCCGAGATAAACTCGAGGGCTTCTAAAAGACAGATAACAGTAATGCGTAATATTAGAAAGGACCATCGCCAGCTTCACCAACTAAATCATTAGTAATATCAGGTAAAGCAGAGGTCCCGCCAGCTGTAATATTTCCTGACTGTTTGTAATTAAATGTAACGCTGTAACTTCTTGAGTATGTGTTCACGATGCCCGAGTTAACGCCGTCTACGCCCCCAGTCACAGTACTGGCAGTTAAGGAAAGGTTTCCTCTAGAAACTGTCATGCTAGACAGACCGCTACCAAGCTGAACACCAGAATTGTAGGCTACATAAGCACTGTCGAGGACAGCATTAATAAATTTTTGAGCGCCACCATCTCTTTCGACTGAAGCTACTCCACCTTTTTCTTGTGTAAAGAAGTCTCCTGTAGTTAAACCATAGTTTGGTTCTTGTGGGTCGCCTATCATATTCGCTTTGTTAGCGTCGCTGAATGGAGTACCAGCCAAACCGCCAATTTGAGCAGCTGTTCCGATAGGGATTACAATACCTGTAACGTTTTTAGCTAAGTTAGCGGAGGCAATATCTGTTGCGCTTTTTACGCCAACGTTATCATAAAATTTGATTTTCCCTGCCGCCGTACCTGAAGTCAGGTTCGTGAGTCTGCTGCCTTGATTCTTGTTAGTAGTTAATGCCCACTGACCATAAGTTGTTTCTGCCATAATGATTTTCTCCTGTTATCTATATCCTGAATTACATTGTTTTTTGCTTTTTTGGAAATTTTTTATTCCACGTCTCCGAGTTTCTTTAGCTCCTCTAATTTTTCGTTCGGGGTAGCTATTCCACCTATGATTGTAAATACAGTCAAGTTATCTTTGTCTCCACTGTAGATACCTCTATGTACTACACTTCCAGAACTCAAAATCCTACTTAATTGATCAAAAGCTTGATCAAGGTTGGATTGAGGCACGTTATCTAACACCTCTTTTCCTCCAATTAAAATAGCTCCAGCCGTATTAGCTGTAGTTATGTCTATGCCTCCTGACATGCTGCCGGTTTGAGCTATGCCTCTAACTGCTCTAGATATGTTAACGGGGTCTTTCCACTCCGGTACTGGAGTAGCTCCAAATATAACTATCCCAGAGTCGAGCACGTTTTTGTAATCACTAGAATCAAAAGAAGAGTAAGAGCTATCTCTCGAAGCTGTCATATTAAACAAATGAAATACTCCCGCCATACTCATATTCGCTGTCTGCCAAAAGTTTGCTACAGAAACATTAGAGTATATCTTACTAGTTTTTTCATTATCTATAATAACGAGAGGGGACACTAAACCGCTTTCAACCATTTCGGTTGCTTCTTTTAGGGTCTCGTAAGCGTTGGCATTAACTTTCTTGCCTTCTGAATATTTCGGCAAGGCTAAAATAACTCCAACCTTACTACTGTCTGACTGTAGAGTATCTTGCAACTCTTTTGCTGTGTTGACCAATGGCTTCAGAGTACCTGCTCCTGAGCCCCCGCCTGCACCAGCGCAAACAAAAACCCTATCGACATCTTCCCCAAAAGAACGACGCATAAAGTCTAAAACATCATCTGATTTTTCTTGGAAACATTTAGCAGCAACTGACCGGTCCTTTCCTGCTCCTCCTGAACCTATGCAGAGCTTATTGTCTACATTTACTGTATTTAGGTCTTGTTGAGCTGTGTTAATAATACCAACTTTTCTATAGCCTAATTTATGAAAAGTCTCAGCTATTCTTGACCCACCCTGTCCGGAACCTATGAAAGCAAATTTGAATGCTCCGTCAACCTCGTCTTTGATTTCTTTCTTTTCTTCCGGTTCGGGTGGCAAGGGAATATCTGGCACCGCTATATCGATATCTGTTCCTCCCAGATACTGATTTACATCTTGTATATTATCTGTATTTTCACTCATGTTTCTAAATTTTGCTTGCATGCAAAAGACTAGCTAAGTAATCGTCTACTTGGTGTTCGCATGCTATAGTCTGAACCTCATTTATTTTGTTATGATTTGTATCAATTGGATTGTCAATATAATCTACGGCTTTTTCTAGCCACTCTGCTGGCATCTCATTAGCCATAACTACCTGACAAATTTCTTCCGCTAGACTTCTTATTTTATTGGTTACTCTCTTATTGTCGTATTTGGCCTTAAGTTGTTCTTGTACTTCGGATTCCAACTTTTGAGCCAACAATAGATTCTCCTTGATTTTTTCTACACTGAATTTTTCCCTACCTACAGTATTCTCTCCTATAGGGGAAACCTTCTTTGTCGTCTGTGGTGATTTACTTCCATCTGGTCTTCCCTCTTCTGTTTTTTCGTTTCCACCTATTAGTGGGTTATAATAACCTTCGTCTCTTAATTCTTTGAATTTCTTTTGAGACTCAATAGATTCTTCCGGCTCTGGTAGTCTACCTGAATTTATAGCCTCTAAACCCTCGTCTGCAGTCAATATTCCGTACTGCAATAATTGAGCCACCACTCTATTCCAAGTAGTCTTATCTTTTAGTTCTATCTCCTCGAAGTGGGGCTCGGGGTAGTTTTTAAAACCTAAAGTTTTGGAGATTCTTTTTATCTCTGGTGTCAGAAATTGATTTATAAAAGCATCCCTACCTTGCTTAAGCCTTTCTATAAATACTTGAACTTTAATACTTGTGTTAGCAAACTTTTCATCACCAACTAAAATATTATTCAAACCCATTTGTATGTCTTGGTTTACAACATTGTATTTCCTTGGATCAAGTATACTAGCTATGTCTGGGATAACAAACTTAGCTTGAGTAGTATAGTCAGAAACAAGAACTTTCCCTACAGACTGGTTCTCGAAAAGCTTTTGCATAGTTTCTATGCTTCTTTGGTTTACGTTTAAGCTACCATCCTTAAGTTCTGAGCCCATCGTAATTAACAGTATGGCTTGGTTTGTTGTTCGTGTGATAGCCATATCCATTTTTTTCATTTCTGATTTCCAGTTTATATCTTCGAGAACAGGAAAACCCATAGGAACAGAGAATGGTTCGTAATCTTGTTTTTTGTAAAATACGGGAGTGACTTTATCTTTATCCAAACGAATACTAAGCATCCCTATGTTTCTTTGTTTGAGGGCTTTTTTTGTTTCGTCATCAAGAGAATCGTATACTTCTCGATCTTCTTCTGTCCTTGGGTTCTTTAACCTCTCTAGTTCGTAGTCGCTTAATACTTTGTGATAAATCCCAGAAAAGAATGATATGTTTCCTCCCATTTGTATATCCGCAGGATTAAGCACTATATACCTAGAAGGCAAAGTCCCACCTTCTGCCTCAGCAAACAAATTAGAACTACCATAAGTCTGGGTTATTTTTTTGAAATCTTCCGGCTGCAACTTAGTATCAAACCTATGTATAAAAACATTTCCAGAACGATAGTATTCCCTAAAGAATCTATCTAGAAAACTTTGCATATCTATTTTCTTAAACAAGGCTTCCATAAAATTTCTCGACTTCTTACTACCTCCGGTAAAGTAAAGTTTTGTAGCAGAAAACTCCGTCATTAGATCTATAATATTTCTGAATACAGAAAAATTATAATAAGCTTTTTGACAAAGAATGACAGCTTCTCTTACGTTAAGTGAGCTTTGGTTATTAACGCCTTTAGAATATTTAAATGGCACAAGCCCATTGTCTATATTTTCAAACCTATTAGTTCTTTCTATCTGTCCGCCAACATTTCTTCTTGTCCTGCTTGACTGGTCAGTAGTGGTATATGGAGACGAAGCGAAACTTGTCATCATCGGTTTGACTTCTGTTTTATTATTGCTTTTCTTTGTCATTTTATATTATCATTAAGTGCTTCCCTCCTGCAGTAGTGGTACCACTTACATAGAGTGTTCCGTTAGGTAGTCCACCAGTATTTGGGTGGGCTGGTAAATTTTGCATAAGAACTCTTTGTCCGCTCAGACTCAATATATCTTTTCCATAAGGACCTAAATTAATTCTATCATCATCATACACATCAATTAAAGGTAAGCCCGCTTTATCTGTAACTGAAAATACTGGAGCATCTGGACCATACCCGGGAGCTAAAGTAAGCAAGGCTCCGCTAGCATCATCAAAAGTAGCAGACTTGTTAGAGTTGACTCTTAATGTAACACCATCAGAGCCAAGGGAGATTTTCTCTGTTTTTATCCCAGAAGAAAAAGTTTTCTCTGCAGAAAAAGCAGTAGAAGTATTAGATGTGATATTAGTTGTGAGAACTTCGAGCGCTGCGCCAGTAGCATTAAGACTGCTTTTTATATCTCCACTAGAAGCAGATACATATCCTGTCATTTCAGGGTAACCGGGCAACTTCATCCAGCCAGCTTTAACATTAGTATCTCCAGTCGCGACAAAAAGACCAAAGCTATTATCATGACCAGAAGAAAAAGCTAAAGCTCCTGTTATTGAATCCGAAGCCATAAAGTCGCCAGAACCAGAATGATAAAAACTACCAGACTTAAGGAACTCGCCACTAACTGTAGAAAAATCACCGGAAGCAGTCTCTATCTCACTTTGAAGGAACCCACTAGCAGAGTTCGTGTAGGTTTCAGCATGGCCAGAAACGTCTACAGATTTTTGCCAATTCAACTCTCCGGTCGAATCTAGCGTCCCGCTAAGCTGAGAAGAAAGCCCAGAAACTCTGACCATTATATCTCCACTATAACCTGTAAAGGAGTTCGCTCCTCCTTCGGTCAGAGATACAAAACCAGACCTATTGTCATGAGTGTAAAATCCAGATGGATAAGCGTTTGATCCTGAAAGTTTTTTATTAAAAAATTCAAGAAACGAAGCCTCGTCTATTTGACCAGTTGCTATTTTAAAAGGCATAAGCTCTTATTTGACTTTAGTTACACTTAAAAAAGCATAACAGGCTCGAAAGTGTCGTTATTATTGACAGTTTCCGTATTAGTTATGTCGTTATAAAGCTTAAGGCCCCAATTCGCCAACATTAAAGCAGAATAATTATCTTTTCTAGCTTTATTAGGAGAGGTAGACCTTTTTAGGTGCTGTGGTAGGTCAAAATTTTGAGCTCCTCGCGCTGTCGCCTTATGTTCTACGAGACTACATTGCTTTTTTGTTTGATAGATCATATCATCTTGGTGCTCTATAAAATCTAACATAGACCAATCTTTCCTATCTCCTGTGAAAATTATTTTCTTAGGAGAAGGGAGCCGAAGGGTAGTTGTCCTGTTGAAAAAAACTTCATTAGAAGCAGTTCTCGAAGCGAATAAAATCTTCTTATAGTCTATGCAGGCCTGAAGATATTCATTAGCTCGGCGAATAAATGTGGTAGTAAAAACTTGATTAAAACATATTTGATTGTTTTCTAAATTATATTTTATTTTAGCTTGCTTTAAAGATTTTTGGTAATCTAATCCTTCTGCATCAGAGTTTAGCGGAATAGTTTTTAATTCAGTTCGTATATCTTTAAAATATTGAGACTCATTACAAGCATCGATAAAAACATCAGACCCAGCATTATCCAAACAAACAAAAACAATATTAAACGCTTGAAACAGGTAAGCTAAATATTTAACATGGTTACTCAAATTACCCAAACCAGCATAAGAATGAACTAACGTACCCAAACCAGTCTCATCATCTATCTCCATGACGGCTATAGCAAAATAATCTGCCGAAGGACTATCACTCATATTAGGGTCAATACCTAAAACATATTTTCTGCCGCTTCTACCGACTAAAAGAGTACTGGGTTCCTCGTCTCCTTTCAGAGTGCAGGCGTCCATCTTTTTCGCGCTAAAATAACTATCGCTGCCATCTGTGAACTGAGCGCAATACTCTCTCTGGAAAGAGTAATGGGAGGAGCCGCCTTCTGAAGCTTCATCAATGATAGTTTTGTCTATCATCTCCTTGGGTAGTGCTTCGTAACCTAACTGAGACACAAAATATTTAGCTTCCATAGAGCTATCCTTATCTTCTATTTTGTTTATCCATTCTTGGTAAGTTTTATATAAATTTTCAAAAGTATAACTAGCAGAAGATAGAGCTATCATTTTAGAAGTGTTTTCGAACTTGGTTCTCTCCTCCTCTTTTATTGCACCTTTCTTTATTAAGTCGTCCTCCATTTCCTTTATCTGCATTCTCCTTGCCATGTCCTGAGGCGCAACTAGGAAGGGCATTAAGACGTTTTTGATTATATCTTCTGGTAAAAGAAGAAACTCATCAAGCACAAGTATGTTAGCTCGAAATCCGCGAATCTTCTCTCCACTCAACGGGATCGCCGTAATTGTTCCGTTATTTATTTTCCATTCGTACTGGTCGTTTCTTTTAACTTTAGCCCCAAAGGCTTGAGCTAATAAAGCTGCCTCTTTCGTCTCTACTATTTTTTCTATATTGTTAAAGATAAATCTTGCCGTACGGAAAGTCGGGCCAGCTATAAGTATTTTCGTATTAGGTTCAAAAATGCACTGAAGAAAACAGTAGACCGCTGCTATGAAACTTTTACCACAACCACGACCCCAGACACACATGCTGAAATTTCTATTAAATAACCCCCTTAAGGTTATTTCTTGGTATGGAGCCAACTTTATCCCGCTTAAAAGGTATGTAGTGAAATATAAGTTGTTTCTGAGAAATTCCGCTAAAGATATCTTCGCTTCTTTGTCGTCAAGAAAACCTTCCAGTTTTTTTAATCTGGAATTTACGTCTTCTACTTCTATTTTGTATTTTTCTGGACAAGACCACATATCATAAAAGTTTTAACTCATAAGCTAATTGCAGGTCTATATCCTTATAGTTCGTGCCGGAGAAGAATAGTTTTCTCGTTAACCTTGTAGCTTCTGTTCTACCTTTAGCGAAAAGGAATTGTACGTTTTCATGTTTCTGAATTATATCTCTAACGTTTCTCATCACGTACTCGGGAGTAACCTGTACTTTTTTAGTTACGTATTTGAGATAATTAAATTTCATCATGTTGTCTAATGAATTTTCCACGACTACAACTACGTAAGCATCTTGCTCCTCCGCTCTCTCTAATTCTCTGCAGAATCTATCGCATCCTCCCGTAAACGTACCTATAAAATCTTTAGTCTCTTTTCTTTCTACGTAGCATTTGTTATCTTCTTTGTCAAGCCAATAGTCGGCAAATTTTAAACCTTCTCTTCTTGTTTGGTAGTTTATATTTAAAGGTTTCTGCTCTCTTGTATCGATTACTATTTCGTAGCCTTCTTCTATTTTTTCTTTTATCTCTTCTGAAGGAAATTTATTAAACCTAGGTTTTAAATCGAGTTCCGAACACAAAGAGTAGAAGTCGCCAAATAGTTCTTGGTAGTAGTGAATCGGCGGCATCATGGTGCAACGCATCTCTACTTGTGTTGGAGAATAGTTTAGCTTTCTCCTATCTTTCCTCTCTTCAATGATTTTAGTACAAAATTCTTTGGCTTCTTCTTTAGAGGTCTCCTTCAACCATTTTTTCATATTAACTCTAGAGTTAAAATAGTTAGAAAAATAATAATTTTTGTTTTTAAATTTTATCAACTCACCTGTAAGTAAATCTCTACGAGGGTAATATTTTTGATAATATTCGGCCATTCTTATTTTGAATTTACGCAAGTACCTATGAAGTTCTTTTTCTGTTTCAAACTTCGCTCCATCTATTTTACAAGTTAGATCAACCATTGATTGCCTCCTCTTCTGATATTCCAAATATTCTAGCTTTTATTTGATCCATTGTTGATAACTCATCAACTGAGTCTTTAACGACTCTCTTTCTAAGTTCCGCTATTCTTATTAATTCCTTTCTGCCTTGCTCTTCTTTCCAAGTTTCTATTAAGTTAAGAATGCTTGCGTTATCGTGTATTTGCTTGCTTAGTCTATCGCTTCTTTTTTGTTTTAGGTCGCTTAGTAGTTTATGCTGTCTGTTTACGCATGAATTATATTCGTTTTGAGCTGTGCTTATTGCTTCCACCAAACTCATGGATATCCTTCGCCCTTCGTTGTCCATTGCTGTTTCGTCTAATAGATTCTGGAGCCTACCTACTCTTCTTTGGATGTTTGATGCTATAACGACCTCCCCGGAAAGAACTATGTATTGGTCAACTTCTTCTTGAGTTAAGTCGGACTTATCATGAGTATATCTAACAAAAGAAGACTCAAAAAGCTCCCTGTCTGTCTCGTGATTATAGTTGCTTATTTGATGCACAAACCTAAAGGTATGTAAATAGCCCATTAGTTTATCTATGCTCTTTTTTTGCCTAGGGGTTATTTTTTCTTTATCTATCCCACTGTCTAAGATATACTTGTTTATTTTACTGAGTACTCTATCTGGATGTTTTGGGGGTTTGTATTCAAATGCTGCCCTGTTTACCTCTTGCTCTTCTTCGAAATCTTCTCCAGTTAAGCTTTTGCAGTACTGAGTGACCATTCTTACTTCTGAACTTAA